GGTACTACACGTTATGCATTTCCAACAGATGCAAAGTTAATTGACTTTGAATCATTTAGGATTAAAGAGAATGCTACATTAGGAAATGACACTAGAAAACTAGCAATAATAACTTACGATGAGTATTTAGAAAAATATGTAGATCAGGAATACGCATCTAGTCAGCAACGTGCATTGCCGCGTTTTGTTTTTCATGGACCTGATTTAAAGTATGGTTTAGTAGAACCACCTGATCAGGCATACACATTAGTTTTTGATTACTACGTATTTCAAAGTGATCTATCTGCACATGATGACACAATGGTAATACCAGATAGATTTAAACATGTTGTTGTAGACTCTGCAATGTTTTATGCATTAATGTTTAGAGGCAATACACAGGATGCTGTTATATTAAAAGAAAGAGCAGATGAAGGTATTAAGGCAATGCGTTCTATGCTTATTAATAGATACCATTACATGAGATCTTATATGATACCTGCAAGTACAGGTGGACGTAGATTAGGATCTGCAAGAACAACAGCAGGATCTAGCTTGGATGCACTATAATGCCTGACGCTTGGGAGACTTTTAGAATAGAGTTTAAAGGTGGGCTTATAACTAATCTTAGCCCACTGCAACAGGCTATCAATGCTCCCGGTTCTGCACGTATACTACGTAACTATGAACCATCTATTGACGGAGGTTACAAACGTATACAGGGATACGAAAAGTTTGACAGTGCTATTATAGCCCCATATGGTAATCCAGTTGTGCATGGTGCATCTCAAACAGGTACTACACTAGTTATAGGGGCTATACATACTACACCTGCTGTTGGTGATACGTTTACTATACAAAATGTTTCTAATACCTATACCATATCAGGAGTGTCTTTTGATGCTACAAAAAATAGAGCAACCTTAACACTAACAGGTGCATTAGATTCAAGTCCTGATAATGGTGCAGTAGTTACATTTGCTACAGTTACTACAGCTAACTATGCGAATGGTATGACATACTTTAATGCTAAAGCTATTGTAGCCATGAATGCTGACTTAGTAGAAACAGCAGGTAGTGGCTATACTAAAATAAATAAACCTAACTATGGCACACCATTAGTTGACGGTGGCAGTCAAACAGGTAGCACATTAGTAGCAGATGCATTTGATTCTTTTCCACAGGCAGGTGATGTATTTACTATTGCAGGTGTAGATGGAACGTATACTATTAAGACTAGTGTTACATCATACACACATTCAGGCACTAAAGAAGTCAATATTACACTTACAGATGGTGATAGTTTAGCAAGTAGTCCAGCAGATGATGCAGCTATAACTTTTATTTCTAGTGATAGAGAAGGTGCAGTCAATACACGCTTTGACGAAGTAGACTTTACAGGAACTACAACACTTGTAATAGTAGATGGAACAAATGCACCTGCATTATATAACGGTACTACATTTACTGTGTTAGATAGTGCACCATCAGATGTGATAGGTGCAAAGGTTGTTGCTACACACAAAAATCACATATTCTACGGTAAAGGTAGAGTGTTAAGTTTTGGTGCACCTCTTACTACTACAGATTTTGAAAGTGGTAATGGTGCTGGTAGTATAGGCTTAGATGCTGATATTGTTGCAATAAAAAGTTTTAGAGATCAGCTTATAGTTTTTACTACCTCATCTATATTTAGATTAAACGGTGATGCACTAGCAACATTTAACTTACAACCTATAACACGTGACATAGGATGTACACAAACTGATAGTGTACAGGAGATAGGTGGTGATGTTGTCTTTATGGCTCCTGATGGTCTAAGACTTCTTAGTGCGACAGAACGTATTGGTGACTTTGGTTTAGCACCTATAACTAAAAAGATACAAGGCACGTTTAATAATTTTGTAAAATTACACACAGACTTTTTTAGTTTGGTTATACGTAACAAGTCACAATATAGGTTGTTTGGATGGAATCAAAACTTTACTAGAGATGGTGCACAAGGAATATTATTTACACAGTTTGCATCACCGGGTGAGGCATCTGTAATTGACTTTGCTGAGACTAGAGGCATACAGGTAACAGCATGTGCTAGTGTTTATTCAGGCACTACAGAGTTTGTTATCTTTTCTGGTAAAGAAGGTTTTTTACATAGAATGGAGAATGATACATCTAGCTTTGATGGTAATAATATAGCTACCACATTTGCTACACCGTTCTATCCAATTAATGATCCAAGACTTAGAAAGACAATATATAAAGCACAATTTTATTTAGACCCTGAAGGTAGAGTTAACTTTGATTTAAACTTAAAATTTGACTTTGATGAAAGTGGATCTGTAGTTATGCCAGCAGTTACTTTTACAAATGCTGCTAGTGGATCTGCTGAGTTCTATGGTATAGGTGTGTATGGCACAGCTACCTTTGGAGCTAAACTACAAAAAGTATTTTCTGCACAGACAATAGGATCAGGAAATACAGTATCTGCACAATTTGAAGCAGACAATAACACAGATGTTCCATATGCACTTGACGCATTAACATTGGAATATGCTACACACGCAAGAAGGTAATTAAAAATGGGAACAGGATATACACGTAACGATACTGCTAACAACATTGCTGATGGCAATATAATAAACGCCTCTGATCTTGATGGTGAGTTTGATGCCATTGTAACTGCCTTTAGTACATCAGGACATACGCATGATGGTACAGCAGCAGAAGGTGGGCCTATAGAAAAGCTAGGTCCAGCACAACAGGTTACTGTGACTGCTACTGCAATACACCCAACAAGTGCTGATGGTGTAGCATTAGGTAGTGCATCTAATGAGTTTAGTGATATATATTTAGCAGATAGCTCAGTTATCTATCTTGGTGCAGATCAAGATGTTACATTAACTCATGTTCATAATACTGGTATAATATTAAATAGTACTAACCAATTACAGTTTGGTGATAGTGGTAGTTATATACATCAATCTGCTGATGGTGTATTAGATTTAGTATCAGATACTGAAATAGAAATAAATGCAACAACTATAGACATTAATGGTAATGCAGATATATCTGGATCATTAACTTTAGGTGGCACACAAATTACAAGTTCTGCTACTGAATTAAATTTAATGGACGGTGATAGCACAGTAGGCACAACAGCAATTGCAGATGGCGATGGTTTAATTATAAATGATGCTGGAACTATGCGTCAAACAACTGTGCAAACATTAGCTGCATATCTTGATGATGAAATAACAGCTATGCCTAACTTAGTAACTACAGGTGCATTAGATTCTGGTAGCATAACTTCTGGCTTTGGTAACATTGACAATGGTGCATCTAATATAACATCAGGTGGTTTGGTAAAGATAGATGTAGATGCTGATGCAGATGATCTTACAGGTGACAGTGCTACAGGTAGACTTACAATAGGTGCAGGTGAGGATCTTAACTTATATCATGGTGGCACAAACTCATACATAGTAAACGATACAGGTGATCTAATAATAGATACAGCAGGTGATGTTGTTCTTGATGCAAATGGTGCAGATGTGTTACTAAAAGACGATGGCACACAGTATGCTGCACTAACTAATAGTTCAGGTAACTTAATTGTTAAATCAGGTACAACAACAGCATTGACATTCTCTGGTGCAGATGTTACAATTGCAGGTGACTTAACCATATCAGGTGATGACCTAACTATGGGTACAAACACTTCTGGTATGTTACTTATAGCAGATGGTACAAACTTTAATCCTACTGCTGTAGGAGATTTAAGTGAAATATCTACTGTAGCTAATGATGATGTATTTTTAGCAATAGACACTTCTGGTGGTGGACTAAAGAAAATTACTAGAAGCACTATAGTATCTGGGTTAGCTGGTTCAGGTGCTATTAGTAACGTAGTAGATGATACTACTCCTCAGTTAGGTGGCGACTTAGATACAAACAGCCACAACATACTAATTGATGATGCACACTTTATTGGTGATGAAAATGGTAATGAACAGATTATATTTCAGACAACCTCTTCAGCAGTCAACCAGTTTGATATTACTAATGCTGCTACAGGTAATGCACCTGAAATATCTGCAACAGGTGATGACACAAACATAAGTCTTAAAATAACACCTAAAGGCACAGGTCAGGTTATAATAGATGGTAATGTAGGTATAGAGTCTGGAGTAATAGATTTAAAGAATGGTGGTTCTGTATCTACCGTTAGATTCTACTGTGAAAGTTCAAATGCTCACTATGCAGAAATTACTGCTCCTGCTCATAGTGCATTTGGGGGAAATGTCACACTTGTGCTACCAACAACAAGTTCTAACTTAGTTGGTGACACAGCCACACAAACACTGACTAATAAGACACTTACAAGTCCAGTGTTAAACACAGGTGTTAGTGGTACTGCTGTGGCTGATGAAGATGATATGTCATCTAACTCTGCAACTAAACTAGCTACACAGCAATCTATTAAAGCATACGTAGATTCACAATCAGCTAACATGCAGTTTGTTTTAGAAGATGGTGATGGCACAGAAGTACAGATAACAAAGGATAGTGAAGTTAAGTTTGTTGAAGGTGGTGGTATTGATATTGATTGGACAGACACTTCAGATGGATCAGACGGTGATCCATATGACTTAACCTTTACTATTAATGCAGCACAGACAGGTATTACATCATTACTTGCAACAGATATAAAGATAGGTGAGGATGATGAGACTAAGATAGATTTTGAGACAGCAGATGAAATACATTTCTATGCAGCAAATGTTGAGCAGGTTTATTTAGGTGACAATATATTTGGTCCACAGTCTGATAGTGATGTAGATTTAGGTTCTAGTTCTGTAAGATGGAAAGATGCTTATGTAGACTCTATTACGGTAACTGGTGAAGTTGATGGTGCTAGTTTAGACATTAGCGGTGATGCTGATATTGATGGTACTCTTGAAGCTGATGCAATAACTATAGGGTCAACTAGTATAAACTCTATATTTAGCCCTATAGCAGGTGGTTCTGGTATTGTTACAACAGGTGCTCTAGATTCAGGTAGTATAACTTCTGGCTTTGGTGCAATTGATAACGGTGAATCTGGTATTAGAACAAACACAATGACAGTAGAAACATCACTACTGCCTGATGCATCTGGTGGTGCAGATATAGGATCTGCAAGTGCAGAGTTTGGTGATGTATACATCGCTGATGACAAACAGATTAAGTTTGGTAGTGATCAAGATGTTACAATGGAGTATGATGAAGATGGCACAGATACTCTGTTAGTTACTGGTAACGTAACACTTAGTGGTGATGTAACAGTTGCAGACGGTACAAATAATTTTGATGTTGCATCACATGATGGTACTAACGGACTTAAACTAGGTGGTACTTTAGTAACTTCAAATGCAACAGAACTTAATAAACTTGATGGTATTTCAACTACCTCAACAGAACTGGGTTATGTAAACGGAGTTACATCTGCAATTCAAACTCAACTTGATGCGAAAGCATCTACAGGTAAAGCTATCGCTATGGCGATGGTATTTGGTTAATTAGGAGATAAACAATGGCAAATCCAAATATAGTAGCTGTTAGTTCTATTTATGCAAACACAGTGTTTGATGCAGACGTTGCAGCCTCTGCTGTTTCGTTGCTAACTTGTGGCTCTAACAAAGTACAAAAGATTAACTCGCTTGTTATAGCAAATATAGATGGAACTAATGCTGCTTCTATTGATGTGTGGATAATTC